ATGATGAAAGAAGCAGAAAGAGCAAAAAAAGAAATGTTGGATTTTTTGAAGAAAAATGAATCTACAGGAACTGCAAAAGAGGACTTTTGTGAACTCAAAGAGAAAACAGAACAAGCTTTCTTTGTATCACTCGCGCTGGATTTGCGAGAAAGACGGGCTAAACTTTGGATGAAAGGAAAACATGATGAAGTAGATTCATGGGCACTGTCAAAAATTCACGAAGCGTTAGTTTCTGACAGAAAAACCGAAGTAAGAAAGATAACGGACATGGTAGAAAAAAACACTCACGCTGCCCTGCGAAAACAATTTCCTGATTTGTATGATTTCCTGTACGCTTGCAACGACGAGGAAACAGAAAACAAACAAAGAGTGCATGAATTACACAAACTAGGATACACGGCAGAAAAATTGTGGGAAATGCCGCATGAGGATGTGGGAGAAGATTATTTAAAGATGCTATTAGACACAGAAAAAAGAGGCTGAAAACAGCCTCCTTTTCTATTGACTTAATAGTCAACAAAATAATTTCTACTCACACGCATATACAATATGCAGACATATATATTATAACAAGCGATTTCAAAAAAGTCAAGAAAAAGAAGGAAGAATTGATTCTTCCTTCTTGCTAGTCATCCTATTAGCAGACTAATTATTTTAAATTAATAGTTATCTTCTTGTCTGTCCAGAACGAAGCGCTATATTCTAAAATCACTTTCTTTGCATCTTTTGGCACTTCGTAATATGCTGTAAAGCTTACGTTCTTTCCTGGAGACAAATTAGTGTTGACAAAATCACTGTTTCCTATGTATTGCTGTTCGCAAGCTGAATTATCTGCATAGCATTCGCAATCAGATACAGATACATATTTGTCGCCTTTTTCTGCGATATTTTCACAAGTAAAGTCTACAGCTACATATTCACATCCATCTTTTGGAGTAAAGTACTCTCCGGCATCATATCCAAATTCGGCTTTTTTAGCGGTTACTTTTAAACCGTCATTCTCAAAAGATTCGCCAACCTTTACGCTGTCTTTCTCTTTTGTTTCTTCCTTTTTGGCAGTTTCTTTCTTAGCCGCTGTTGTTGCGGCGGTACTCTTTGAAGAATCAGTGGAAGAACTGTCATCGTCACCACCACCCATTGCCATGCCTAAAACAGCCAGAACGATGATAATGATAATCACCCATTTCAACTTGCCACCCTGTTTCTTCTGGCAATGAGGACACACTTTAGCTTTTGCGTCAATTTCCTCTTTGCAGTACTTACAAACTTTAGTTTTTTCCTTGCTCATATTTTCTTCTCCTTTTTTTATTATTACCATATTGCAAATATTAGTAAAATGGTTTGTTGTAAATAAATTATACAATAAATAAAATGATTTGTCAGTATAAATATAAATAAATCTGCATATTTCTTTTAACGAAAACATAAAAAATATTATAGTAAAGACTCTTGATAAGTTAGAACAAATTTTCTATAATATAAAACATGACGCTTATATTGAAAGGAGTAACAATGGGAGAAGAATACAGAGAGGAAATAATAGCATTGTTAGACAAAATAAAAGATGCAGGCGCATTAGCTTACCTGCATACTTTTATAAAACTTTTTGCGGAGAAGTGGGGATGACCTACTTCTCTGTTTTCCTTGAAAGCATTGACTCAATCATATCCATAACAATTTTCTTATCCCTTTCTTCTAAGAGAGAAAATTTTTCTAAGAATCTAAAATCATCTTTTGCTGCTTCGGGAGTTAATACCTTTTTCTTTGGTACATCAAAACCCATAAGCCACATAGGCTCAACACCTAATACTTTCGCCATCTTGCCACTACTTATGTTAGACGGTTGATGTGAACCATTCACATACTGGCTGATTGACGATTTACTAACTTTAGATTTTTCTGCTAGTTCTTGCGGTTTCAATTTAGCGTCGGACAATGCTTCTCGTATTCTTTTTGCGGTAACCTCGTGTTTCACAAAATTTCTTCCTCCTTTCTACATATTAATGATAACATAACAAGGTTTAACTTTCAACAGAAAAGTTAAATGATTTTAAACTTTTTTGTTGACATTTTGGTTAAACGGTGTTAAACTATAAATGTCAACAAAAGAAGGGAGGGTTAAAAGATGCCATATAAATATAATAAATTAAGAGGGCGAATTGTTGAGAAGTTTGGCTCGCAGGAAAAATTTGCGGAAACCTTGAAAAAAAGTAATGTTTCCGTATCTAGAAAAATGAATGGAAAAGTTGGTTTTTCTCAAAATGATATGGTTGAATGGGGAAACCTTCTTCACATTCCATTAGAAGAATATGGCGAATTTTTTTTCACCTAAAAGTTAAACGATGTTAAACTTTCAAGAAAAGGAAGGTGACTAGATGGAAAATTTAATGATTTTTGAAGGACACGGCATGGAAGTGTTTGAATTTGATGGACAAGTACTTTTTAATCCTAAGCATGTAGCGGAAATTTTAGGAATTGCAGATGTTAAAAGTAGCACGAGAAATTTCAATGACAAACAGCTTGTAAAGCTTACGAATTCTAAAGTGCATGATATGCACTTTAGGAAATTGCACAATACAGGCGAGAATTTTCTAACTGAAAGCGGCGTTTACAAGTTAATTTTCAGAAGCCATAAACCAGAAGCGGAACGATTTAGTGATTGGGTAACAGATGAAGTTCTCCCGTCCATCAGAAAGACAGGTGGTTATCAGAAGCCTGCAACAATAGCAGAGCAGATAGGTTTACTCGCCACAGGCTACGGAGACCACGAAGACCGTATAAAAAACCTTGAGAGTAATATGGTGATTGACTACGGTCAACAGCAAACCTTGCGACAGCACGTCAATAAAGCTGTTTTAAACGCGTTAGGCGGCAAGGACACAGAAGCATATGCATATATCAGCAAAGTTGTATTCGCAGAGTGCAACAGGGACTTGCAAGACAGATTTAAAGTCAACAGCCGGAACAATATCCCTCGCAAACGGTATGAGGAAGCTATTGACTATGTAGACAACTGGGAACCGAAAACAAACACAAAGTTAAAGATTGACGAGTATAACCGTCAACAGAGATTTGAGGTATAGGAGGTAAAAAAATGAGGGTTATGTACAATTTACTGACCATCGTGTCAGTAGCATTAATTATCTGGATCTCGTCCAGTTGGGTTGGTGTGGTAACACATACCGCCGGAAAAGATTATAGCAATTATAATTTCTTCGTGATGTTAGGGGGTGAATAAAAAAATGAACGAGCCTCCAAGAAAAGAGTATGTTATTAGATTACTCTACACCCTCTTAGGACGACAACAAGGTGTAGAGTATGACAAAGTGTTCTACACGGATAAAGACGATGTAGAACACGAGGTAAAAAAGGAAGAGCCCTACCATTAAGCTCTTGCCAAATAAAACATAACTAGATTTTACAAAAGACTTGGCAATTTGTCAAGATAGGAGGTAGACGTATGGCAATAATGAGAATAAATAAAACGACAGACTACACCGTTATGTCGAATTATCATTTTAGAGAAAAGGGTATGTCTTTAAAAGCAAAAGGCTTACTGAGTCTTATGCTTAGTTTGCCAGAAGACTGGGACTTTACAGTCAAAGGTCTGGCAAACCTAAATAAAGACGGCGTAGACGGCGTAAGAGCCGCATTAGAAGAGTTAAAAACATTCGGATACCTGAGAGTGACTCGTGAGAGAAACGAAAAAGGACAGGTAAGCGGTACAGTTTACGACATTTACGAAAAGCCAACACAGGAAAAACCTGTATTGGAAGAACCTAAAGAGGAAAAGCCTATATTGGAAAAACCAACACAGGAAAAACCCATACAGGAAAATCCAACGCAATTAAATACTAAAGGAATAAAATACTTAAATAATAAAATACTTAAGGAATCAAGTACTAAAGGAATAAAAGAGAGTGTGCGCACGAAGGAGCCAGAACAGTATTTCGAGGACGAAGAACTTAACTGCAAGTTTTTGGAATTCCTTGCCATGCGTAAAAAAATCAGAAAGCCAGTAAGGACAGACAGAGCTTTGAAAGCTTTACTCAAAAAATTACACGAGCTGTCCGGCGGAGATTTGGGAATGATGAAAAAAATCATAGACCAGTCATTGGACAAGGAGTGGTTAGGATTCTTTGAGCTGAAAACAGGTAACGACAGCACGAAGAACATTAACGACCGACTGTACGGAGATATACAGCACTGGGCAGCACAGAAAGAACAGGAGGGAGGCGGAATGTATGACGATTTCGGAGTTTTCTAAAATTGTAGCCGCATTAAAGACCGTTTACACGGCTCCGGGATTTGTTCCCAACGAACAGGCGTTAGACATGTGGTACCGCTTAGTAGGTAAGAACAACGACTATCAGACGATAAGCGTGGCGGCACAGATGTACATGACAACCGGCAAGTTTCCACCGACACCAGCAGATATTTTGGAGTGTGCCAGCAAGCTCAAGGCAGAAAGCAGCTACCTGAGCGAGCAGGAAGCGTGGGCAACAGTGGCAAAGGCGTGTACAAATGGCGAGTGGATAGAAGGCGGATACAGCTACCAGAAAAACTTTGACAGACTCCCGAAGGTTTTGCAGAAGGCGGTAGGAACGCCGGAAACGCTCCGTAATTGGAGTCAAGTTGATATGGCGACCATGCAGACAGTCGTGCAGTCAAACTTTCTCAGAAGCTACAGAGCGTCGCTAGAAGCACAAAAGGAGATAGACAAGTACCCGCCGAAGCTCCAAGAGATGATACGGGCGGCGGGGGCGATAGAGCGAAAAGAAACAGTGCCGGAACTACCCACACTGGGAGAAATAGTTGGGCGGTTAGAGCAGGATAATAAAAATTATCCCCCGGAACAATGTAGTGGAGCGTTGGGGGATTGGATAGCAGAAAAGAAGGAGAGATTGGGTTATGAATAACACAATGATTAGCGTAAACGGCTTTGCGAAAAGAGAGTATGAGGACGTCTTAGAGAAAAAAGGTGTGATTCCTGCAAGTGTTGTAATCACAGTCGAGGACAAGGCGATTGCAAGAGCTATTTTAGAGCTATTTAAAGACAAGGTACAAAAAACAGGCGTTTTGCGGATGAAAGAAATTGAAGCTTTTGCCCGCGGCTACAACGAATTGAGCAAAAGCATTGAAACGGCATGGGGAGAAGAAAGCGAGGAGAAATATGGCGGAGCGGTACGTTGACCCAGTCAGGGAATACCTAAAAAGACAGCACCTTGAGGCGGAATATGAGTGTAGAACAGCACACAAAGCAATCAAACGAGGCGCGGCGAGCTACAACGAATACGAGAGATATGAGGAGGAATTAGAGCAATGACACTATACGAGATTGACAGCACAATTATGGATTGTGTAGACGAGGAGACAGGAGAAATTATTGACCTCGAAAAACTTGAGGCTCTCAACATCGAGAGAGACAAAAAAGTGGAGGGAATCGCGCTGGCGGTAAAGAATTATGCCGCAGAAGCAAAGGCAATCAAAGAGGAGGAAGAAAAGCTTGCGAAACGCCGCAGAAGTTGCGAGAACGCCGCACAGAGGTGTAAAGACTATCTGTCCCATGCTCTTGACGGAGAAAAGCTCAAAACGGCAAGAGTAAGCGTATTCTACAAGAGCAACGAGTCTGTGACTATTGACGATTTAGGCAGTCTGTCAGAGGAATACATCAGGATTCCAGAGCCACAGGCGGACAAGACAGCGATTAAGAAGGCGATTAAAGCCGGGAAAGAGGTTGCAGGGGCACATCTTGAGACCTCAAAGAGTGTGATCGTGAGGTAAGAAAAATGGGAGATGTTTACACAAAGTTACAAAAAATTCAAGCAGAATTAAAGGTGCCCAAGAGTAAATACAGTGATTATGGCGGCTATAGTTACAGGAGCTTAGAGGACATCTACGAGGCAGTAAAGCCTTTATTGGATAGGGAAGGCTTAATATTAGCCGTAAACGACGAAGTTATTATGCTGGGCAACCGATTTTACATAAAGGCGACAGCAATTTTAAAAGACATAGAAAGTGAGGGCAGTTTTTGCACTACAGCATACGCCAGAGAAGAAGAAAGCAAAAAAAAGATGGATGCAGCACAAGTTACCGGCTCAGCATCGAGCTATGCGAGAAAATACGCCTTAAATAGCTTGTTTCTTCTGGACGACTCGAAAGACGCGGATACAGACGAATATAAACGCAACGAGGTTATCACAGAGAAAGAGGCAAAACGGCTCTATGATCTGATGCAAAAAAAAGGAATGACGGAAGCCCAGATTAAAGAATGGGCAAGTCAAAGAGGTTTAAAATCACTGTATCAGACGACACAACAACAATATGCCGAAGCCATGAAGGAATTAGGACTGAAATAGCATGGACTTAACTGGAAAAATAAAAAACTTAGCAGTGGATTATTTTAGCAAAAAGATAACAGTTACTCTGGAGATCAACGAGGCGGAGCGGTTTATAAAAGGCGTGGACGAACTGAAAAAGCTGGAAAAGTTGTCCATAATAATTAAACCGTTCCGCAAGAAAAGAAGCCTGTCGGCAAACGCCTATTTCCACGTCCTGGTCACCAAAATAGCGGAGAAAGTCGGCACGAGCAAGGCGGAAGCCAAAAATTTGATGATAGGCAGATATGGACAGCCGGAGCTGATAAAAGGGGACATAGCAGTTTTAAAAACCAATGTCCCAACCGACATCATGTACAAAAAAGAGGACGTTCACACAGTTGCGATAGGACGGCGGCTAGAAAAAGGCAAAGAGGTAGTGTTTTACAGGCTCATGAGGGGCTCACACACCTACGACAGCCGGGAAATGAGTGAGCTAATCAAAGGAACGATACAGGAAGCAGAAGACTTAGGAATTGAAACGCTAACACCAAGAGAACTGGAACAAATGCTAGGAAAATGGAAGCCAAGAAAGGAAGAAGAGAAATGAATAGCGTACTACAAACAAAAAAAGAGTGCTTCTTCTGCAAAACGACTAGAAATCTGCATAGGCATCACGTCTTGTATGGCAGTAGCAACAGAAAACAAGCCGAAAAGTATGGTTTTACAGTTTATTTGTGCCTGAACCACCATACCAACGGCGGCGAGGCAGTACATCGCAACCCCAACGGACCACTAGACAGGTATCTCAAGGAGCTAGCGCAGAAGTACTGGGAAGAGAACAACGGAACGAGGGAAGAATTTATCAAAACATTTGGGAGGAATTACCTGTGAACAAATTTAGAAATAAAAAGATTTTTACGACAGCCGGAAAGTTTGACAGCAAGAGAGAAATGCATCGCTATTTAGAGCTTGCGGCAATGCAAGAAGCGGGAGAAATTACAGGATTAGAGCGACAGGCTAGATACATCCTTGTGGGCAGCCAGAAACGAGAGGATGGCACCACAGAACGCCCTGTATCCTATACAGCAGATTTCCGCTACACAGACAAGGAAGGGAAGATTGTTGTCGAGGACGTAAAATCCCCGCGCACAAGAAAAAATCCGGAATATATCATCAAGAGAAAACTGATGCTTGAACGGTATGGTATCACGATCAGGGAGGTGGCGTAATGGGAAAAACAGGAGACTTAGAAGCAAGAAAAGCGGCGGAGACACTCAAAAAATATTGCAACCAGCATGAATATTGCGAAAACTGTATTTTTGCAGAAGAATATGTATGCAGTTTGCTAAACATTGTACCATGCAGATGGAAAAGCTGGACACCCTCCAAGGGTTAAGGATAGATACATATTACACGCAACACGTTAACGGTTCCATGAGGAGCTATATGCCATTGATTCCTCCGGATTTATTCCGGAGGGGAAAGGAAAGAAAATGCCATACGGGCTGAAAGACGAAGATTTTGACAAAATACAAAACAAAATAGCGAAAAAACTATATGAAATACCAAGCCTTGACCGAGCCGCATTTCTGATGGGATGCACAGAACAAGAGTTAAGGGAAGCAATGACCGAACTACGCAAAACACCCAAATCGAGGGGGAAAATTGAAGCCGTAGAAAGGGAGTTGAGAAACAGAGGATACAAAAATAAAAAAACAAAGTTTTTCCCAAGCGACTTGGCGGAAAAGAGATTTGCGAGGGAGTGGACGAAAGCGTGCGGAAGAATAAGGGGGAATAGATAAATTGAAACGTGCAAGAAAGGAGTGGTTTTATGGACTCGAAGAGAACCTTACTTGATATATTTCATGTATCCGAATCATATAAGCTTCCAGATGCAATTATGGATGCATTACTGTCTGATAATGCAGAAAGTATCATAAGGCTAGTGAAAAAAAGTACGCACGATGACATCCGGGATATATTCCAGCAAGAGCAGGGAGACAGAAAAACTTTAAAACAGGATTTTACACCGGATTGCATCTGCGCCATGGTCGCAAAAATGATGAAGCCGGGCAGTGTACTGGATATGTGCTCTGGAACGGGAGCATTAAGCAAGGCAGCCGCAAAAGAGCATGGCATAAAAATATGCGAACAGGAATTTAGTGAGCGTACGATTCCATTTGCCTTACTAGATGCCTGCATTGATGGATTGGAAGGAAGTATTAGCCGGGCGGATTGTTTACGGGGAAATATAATGCAAACATATCATTTAGAAAAAAATAATGATATAAGTATCCCAAAACAAGTAGAACCGGAAGAAATGGGATGCTTTGATAATGTAATTATGAATCCACCATACTCTATGAAATTCCCAGAAGCGGACGAGATGCCAATCATGGGACATAAAATTCCGAAAAGCAAAGCCGATTACGGATTTATACTGCGCGGTGTACAACATTTAAAAGATGATGGACGACTGATTGCGATACTTCCGCATGGTGTCCTTTTTCGAGGAGCGGCAGAAGGAAAAATTAGAGAATGGCTTGTTAAAGAGCACTGGATTAGTGCTGTAATTGGATTACCGGATAAGTTATTTTTAAATACAGCAATCCCAGTATTTTTACTAATTTTAGAAAAAAATTCCCCAGATATTCTTTTCATTGACGCATCAAGACGATTTGAAAAGAAATCAGCACAAAACGACATGTCGCAGGAGCAGATAAGAGATGTCGCCGATGCTTTTTTTACACGTAAAGATGCAGAAAAATATGCTTACGTAGCATCTTATCAGGAAATAAAATATAATGATTACAATCTAAATATCCCAAGATATGTAGATATGTTTGAACCAGAGCCTCTACCAGACGCGGAAGCGATTCTTAAAGAACTGCAAAAAATTGAAAATGAAGAGAGGAAAACTAGAAAAGAACTGTACGAAATGCTGGGGGAACTGGTAGGTAGCAAGGGGGATATGAACGTTATGAAAGAACATAGAAAATTGCTGAAGCCGCAGAATACAAGAAATACTTTCAGGCAAATGACATTAGAGGATTATGAAAATGCAATGTAAAAAAGTCAATATTTTTGAGATATGCAAAGTAGAACGTGCGGTGGCTGGAAAAATATATACGGCAGGGAGTTGCTATGTAAAATTAAGTGCTGCGGATGAGTATGTAGGCCAATTAAAAAATGACAATACACTGGATACAAGATACGCAGTGTTTGAACCAAACGAAGGAATTTGCGCGGATTACTTGCACATTGCTATCTGCAATAAGTTTCCTGAGTTTTTGCGAAAATACCGGACAACAATTAATTTACAATTTGAAACATTAAAACATTTCGTACTTGACTGGCACGAAAAGGAGGAAGAACAGAGGTATGTTGTAAATGCAGTCAAGGCGGTGGATAATGAAATAGAACTTACCGAAATGCAGATAGAAAAAGAGAAAGAGATGAAGAAATGGTATCTTGCAAAGATGATGGCGCAACAAAACCAGACACCTACATGATCATATCAGAAAAATTCATGCAGGGTGAAATAAGCGAGGACGAATTTGTGGAGCAGTATAACCGATTGATTGAGCAGGAGGCTGAAAAACACTGGGAACCGGTCGAACCGCATGAGCATATTTAAGAGGAGAGAAAATGAAGTTTATTGATTTGTTTGCCGGAATCGGAGGGTTCCGCAGAGGCATGGAATTAGCGGGGCATGAATGCGTCGGGTTTTGCGAATTTGATAAATTTGCAACCGCAAGTTACACATCAATGCACCTGCTTACATTAGAGCAAAGAGAACGTTTAAATAAAATGCCGTTGAAACAGCGACAAAAAGAAATACTAAAGGAGGAATACAGAAATGGAGAGTGGTACGCAAATGACATTAGAAGAGTATATGCCGGAGACATTCCAAGAGCAGATTGCTGGTGTTTCGGATTCCCGTGCCAAGACATCTCAGTTGCAGGAAAACAGCTTGGATTTCAAGGGAACCGTTCAAGCTTGTTTTTTAGAGTTATGTACCTTATCGGACAACTCGAAGAAGAAAATAGACCCACTTACCTTTTCGTTGAGAACGTTAAGAATTTGCTTAGTGTTAATGGAGGATGGGATTTCGCCAGACTGCTCATTGAAATGGAGCAGAGGGGGTATGATGCAGAATGGCAGGTGCTCAACTCCAAAGATTTTGGAGTGCCACAGAACAGAGAAAGGTGCTTCATTATCGGACATCTTAGAGGGAGAAGTACCGCAAAAGTATTTCCTGTCGAAAGAACAGACGGAGAAAATAGTATTCAAATAATTGATCACAAAGACGGATACAGAAAAAATACGCAGGTATTTGCACCTGATGGAATTACAGAAACTCTTGATACTGGTCAAGGTGGTGGGCGAGGGCATCATGTAGCATTGCCGTGTTTTATAGATTTGTGCAACAGTGGAACAGAAACAACTAGCATTGCCAGATGCTTGCAAGCAAGATATCAAAAAGGATGTGGAACGTATAAAGCGCAAAATAGCGGTATTGCAATTCCAGTTTTAACACCTGACCGAGCAGAAAAGCGTCAGAATGGACGGAGATTCAAAGAAGATGGTGAGCCGATGTTTACACTTACTGGACAGGATAGACACGGAGTGGCGATTGAACCGATTGGAGTTATTGATTCGCAGGGAATAAAAGTAGCCGAAGCAACAAAGCAAGGCTATTCCGAGTGTAGAGTAGGCATTGATAGCGTGAATTTATCAGTTCCAGGAAGTAAAACAAGAAGAGGACGAGTTGGACGTGATGTTGCAAATACATTAGATACCAGTTGCAATCAAGGGATTTTTGTGCAAGTTTCAGAAGAGTTGACCATATATGCTGTCTGGTATGAAAAATACCAGTGCTACATAGCAATCAGAAAGCTGACACCGAAAGAATGCTTTAGGCTGCAAGGTTGGACAGATGACTATTTTGAAAAAGCAGAGTTTGTTAATTCTGATAGTCAATTATATAAGCAAGCAGGAAACGGCGTAACTGTAAATGTAATAAGAGCTATTGCAGAAAAATTAGGCGAAAGAGATGGATACACGAAATCACGAACATTGCAAAGGCAAAACGGCGCATGAGCATATATAAAGGAGTGATAAAACTATATGAAACAGCTTAGCCTTGAAGATATCAATCTTGATATGATTCCGATTAATGTTCTGCAGGATGTAGATAAGCGAATAGCTGACTGGAGAGCAGCCGGAGGCAAAGACTCTGATACATACATCCAGAATCAGTTAAGATATTTAAAACGAGTCGAGTTGATGGCAAGCAACGCCGCGGATACACTCACATATTTTTAAATAGGAGGAAATAGCAAGTTTATTTGTAAAGCGAAAAAACGTATAGAAGCATGAAGACAAGAAAGGAAAAAAGAAATGAGTATATTTAAAAGGAGGAAGAAAGATGTTAACTGCTGTATATGATACAAGGCGTTCTACCGACGTAATGGAAATTCAGAAGGATGCTCAATATTTGAAAGAAGAAATGACTGGTTGTATATACAGGCATTTCAAAGGAGAGTTATATATCGTAACGGACGTTGTAGTAAATTCCGAGTCTCTTGAGATAGAAGTAATATACAAAGACTTTACACCTTCCCAACTTACATGGAGTAGAGATTTAAAACAATTTTTTTCGGGAGTCGATACAACAAAGTACCCTGACGCGCTACAAAGAGTAAGGTTTAAAAAAGTTGGAAGAAACGGGGAGATAGAACGATGAGCAATCCTAAACACGACTGGTACGGACACGCAGTAAAGCAGGTGAAAAAATACCCAGACAAACTGATTGCAGAAAATACAGCACAGTCAGCCCTATGGATGTACGCTATTAACAAGGCGATAAAGCAAACAGAGGGCATGGACAACGGATTGGACAGAATGAAAGCTGTACAGCTGGTGTATTTTGAGGATAGATACACGATAGCGGGGGCGGCGGATAAGCTCGGATATGCAGAAATGACTATACGCAGATGGCTTAGTGCTTTCGCCAATTTGGCTGGGAAATATGCAGGATATTAGAGGGGGAGAATTATCTCCCTCTCTTTTTTATGTTTGTCTAACACGGCTTAAAAAATGCCGTACAATACACTTGTACGGACGAGTACTGGTAACTTTTTGTGAGACATAACCTCCTCTATCTTTTTGTGGTAAAAGTGTAAACTCTCACCCGCGTAAAAGAGAGTACATAAGACGCCTATCCCACGGTGCCTTGTGTCCCATACAGGTTGCGGACCTACAAGTGTTTAGAGACCAGCCGCTTATTAGTCTTACCCCGGCGGCTGTTAAGGTGCAATTCCTTATACTTGTATCTAGTTGTGCTATGCAACTGGTGTAAACGATTTTTTTCATATTTTCTTTCCTTTCATATAACCCCGTAAACAATCCATTACGGGGTTATGGTTGTATTTAGGAGGTGACCCAAAATGGGATAAGTAAATACCAGGAGTGGCTGACCCAAGAAGGGTTGCTAAAAATAGAGGGATGGGCACGAGATGGATGCACAGACAAAGAGATTGCGGCAAACATCGGCATCAACCCAGATACCTTGTATACATGGAAGAAAAAATTTCCAATTTTAGCCGATACCTTAAAAAAGGGGAAAGATGTTGTGGACAGGCAGGTGGAAAAAAGTTTGTTACAACGGGCGCTAGGGTACAGCTACGAGGAGACGAGCGAAAAGTACGAAGGCGGAGTAATGACGGAGCGAAAAGTAACAAAGAAGCACATTCCGCCGGATACAACAGCGCAGATATTTTGGCTAAAGAACAGGAAGCCAGAACAATGGCGTGATAAGCCACAGTCAGAGAGTGCAAGTGATAAAGCACTAGCAAAAGCTATTGAAATCCTTGGGGGTGTCGATAGTGCCATTGACTAGCAAGCAGGCAGAATACCTGCAAGGCTGTAACCACCGTTGGAACGTAAAGACCGGGGCGACAGGCTCCGGGAAATCCTTTGTTGACTACGCGATCGTAATTCCTCAACGCCTGACACATCTAAAAGGATTAGGGTTGGCTGTGATGCTTGGCAACACCCGCGGCACGCTACAACGTAACATACTTGACCCCATGCGGGAGATTTGGGGCGAGGAGCTAGTTGGCGAGATACGCAGTGACAATACAGTGCAGCTATTTGGCAAAAAGGTATATGCATTAGGTGCTGACAATAAGAAACACGTTGCAAGGATACAGGGAGCAACGATTGAGTATGCATACGGCGATGAGGTGACGACGTGGAATCAAGAAGTTTTCGAAATGTTGAAATCCCGTCTCAGAACGTCACACAGCCATTTTGATGGCACTTGCAACCCGGCGGGGCCGAAGCATTGGTTTAAAAGTTTTCTGGATTCGGATGCCGATATATTTCAGCAGGCTTACAACATACATGATGGATGCCTGCCTCCGGCGGTAGTGGACGAGCTAATAAAAGAGTACTCCGGGACACACAGGTATCAACGCTACATATTGGGCAACTGGGCAGTGGCAGAAGGTCTTGTGTACGATATGTTTTCAGAGGAAAGACACGTCTGCAAGGCAGAGACTAGCGGAGAGATAATTGTTAGCTCCGACTTTGGTATGCAGAACGCTACCGTCTTCCTCGTCTGGCAGAAAAGAGTAGATACTGGCAACTGGCACTGCCTACGAGAGTATTATTACTCAGGCAGAGAGAACAACCGCATGAAACCAGTCAGTAAGCTAGTAAAAGGACTAGAGGACACGCTAAACGGGCTGAAAGATGATTTAGTGATTGTTGACCCATCCGCCGCCGCTCTCATCGTGGAGTTACGCAGTAAAGGGCATAAAGTCAAAAAAGCAGATAACACTGTTAACGATGGGATAGCAGACGTTGAGACGATGTTGGCACAAGACAAATTATCGTTTGACCCATCTTGCACACACACGATTGAGGAGTTTGGTATCTATGCATGGGACCCAACAGCGGCTGAAAAGGGAAGGGACGAAGTTATAAAACAGTCAGACCACGCAATGGACGCTATCAGGTATTTTGTAAAAACATTAAAACTCGTCAAGCGCAGCCGAACAAGACAATACAAATCAATTCTAGGGTGATAACAATGTATCTATCATATCAAGATTTCGTTGCCGCAAAAGACAAAGGGCAATTTATAAATCAGTTTATAAAATTCCACGAGAGCACAGGAGCATACAAAGAGGCGTTAAGGGCGGACAAGTATGACGCACAGGAAAACGAGACTATCCTGCAGTTTCAGCGTGTTTACTACACTTTATTGGGTCAGAAAAAAGTGGACAATTTCTCATCCAATGCACAGATATGCTCTAATTTTTTTCACAAATTAAATACACAACGCTGTTCGTACAGCCTAGGAAACGGTGTCTTTTTTAATGACATGAATGTTAAGAAAAAACTGGGCAAACAATTCGACAGGCGGATTAAAGAGGCGGCATACAACGCATTAATCCATGGCCAGTCCTTCCTTTTTTGGAATGTGGACCACGTGCACGAATTTCCATTTACGCAGTTCGCCCCAATGTGGGACGAGGACACAGGGGCGTTGATGGCGGGTATACGATTCTGGCAGTTAGACGAGCAGAAACCGTTTAAGGTTGTACTGTATGAAGTAGATGGCTACACAACTTACAGTGCAGAAAGCAAATTTGGAGAATTAAAAGAGACCGCTCCCAAACGGGCGTACAGGCAAAGGGTGGAAGTTGCTAATAATTTGGAGCCCGAAATTATCGGAGAGGAAAATTATAGCAGCCTCCCCATCGTGCCGATGTTTGGGAATAAACGACATATAAGCACTTTGAGAGGGATGCAGCCAAAGATTGACGCCTACGACGCGGTGCAAAGTGGTTTTGCCAATGATCTGGACGACTGTGCACAGATGTACTGGCTAATTTCCAACGCTGACGGTATGACAGACGATGAGCTGGCAGAGTTTAGGGATCGGCTCAAATTTCAGCACATCGCAAAGGCCGAGGAGGGGCAGGTACAGGCATACACACAAGAGCCGCCATATACCGCTAGAAAAGAGTTTCTCACGCAGATGCGGTCAGAAATTTATGAGGACTTCGGGGCGTTGGATGTACACACCATAGCCGCCGGAGCAACAAATGACCATATAGACGCCGCATACCAGCCGCTAGACGACAATGCAGATGATTTTGAGTACTTCGTAGGCGATGCGATCGAGAAGATTCTGGAGCTTGCAGGGATTGATGACGAACCACAATTTAAGCGAAACAGAATCAGCAACGAGAAGGAACGAACAGACATGATTCTTGAGGCGGCTAATTATCTGGACGAAGAAACCATCCTCAAAAAATTACCGTTTGTTGCACCGGAGGAAGTGCCGGACATTTTGGCAAAGTTGGACGAGGAATCATATAACCGCTACACAGAGCCACCTGAACCAGATACGCCGGAAGATAACCCGGAAGGGGATGAATAAACATGTATCCATCCGACAAGTGGACAGAGCAGGAGCTACAAAAGTTAGAAAAACGGCTGACAGACGTATATAAACAGGCCGAAAAGGAACTTGACGGCAAAGCGAGAAGTTATTTTAAGCAATTTGCCAACCGGTATGCCAAAGAATATGCGGCATACCAGGCAGGGAAGTACACGAAAAAAGAATTTGAAGCATGGCTGATGAATCAGTATGGCAGAGGGCAGAGGTGGGAAGCACTGCGCGAGGACATGGCGCGGCGGCTGGCAGAATCAAACCAGATTGCCGCGGCGTATATCAACGAAAAGACCCCTCTTGTTATTGCCCTCAATCGTAATTTCGAGGCATACATGATTAAATCTCTTGTACCTGACAGACAGATAAAAGAGATTGGAGATATTGCTTTTAATTTGGTTGACGAGCATACAGTTAAGCGGCTGACAATCAGAAAACAGAAGATTCTTCCACCGCGTAGGGTACTAAAAAGCAAGGATGTGCACTGGAACAAGAAGAAATTGCAAAATGCACTGCTGCAAGGAATTTTACAGGGTGACAGCATAAAAAAGCTCGCGGGGCGATTCCAGGACGTTACGGGCATGAATCATACTGCCGCAATCAGAAACGCCCGCACAGCGTTTACAGGAGCGCAAAACGGGGGCAGGCAGGCGGCATACGAGGAAGCCTACCAGATGGGAATTGATGTGGTGAAACACTGGACAGCAACAAAGGACTTGAGGACACGAGACAGTCACAGAACATTAGACGGTGAGGAAGTACCGTTTAACATGGCTTACTCAAACGGCCTTATGTATCCGGGCGACCCAAGTGGGATTCCGGCAGAAGTTTATAACTGTCGATGTACGCAGAGAACTGCGCTACCCGCCGAAATGGCACAACCGCGAATGATACGTGTCAAAAATCTGGAAACAGGCAGAAACGAAGTCATAGAAGACATGACCTATTACGAATGGTTAGCGACGCAAAGGGGGCGAATATAATGGCAGATATTGATGTTGTAAGCCACGTGGACGAAGTAATTTTAAAGACCACCATGGCGCTTGCAAGAGCGTTAGAACAGGCAGGAGCCGCCGCAGAAGGGCATGCTAAAGACCTCTGCCCGGTCGATACGGGTGCGCTGAGAAACAGCATCACACATCAAACCGACTTGGAAAATCTCACAGAGATAATTGGTAGCAACGAAGAGTACGCCGCCTACGTCGAATTAGGAACTGGCGTGTACTACAAGGGCGGGCGGAAGACTCCATGGACTTATCAGGATGATAAGGGACAGTGGCATATCACAAACGGTCAGAGGGCGCAGCCATATTTGAAACCAGCGGCGGCAAATTACGCAAAAGAATACACAGCAATCATTGCGGACGAATTGAAAGGAGCGATGGGATGAAGAAAATTATTGACGTGTCGGTATACAATGGCACGATCGACTGGAAAAAAGTAAAGAAATACGGTTGTGATGGTGCGATCATTAAGATTATCCGCAAGGATTTAGGCAAAGATAAAAAATTTGAGGAGAACTATAAAAAGTGTGAGAAATTGGGTATTTCATGGGGCGTATACAACTACACATACGCTACCACAGCGGCAAAAGCTAAGTCGGACATGGAGCTTATATGTGACATCCTCGACAAAGTCAGCAAAAAGCATTTTAAATACGGCGTTTGGTTTGATATTGAGGACAAAGTCCAGGCAGGGCTGAGTAAAGCAAAGATTGCTGAGATTATCAACGCGGCACAGACTGTCGTTGAGTCAAGGGGCTATAAATTTGGCGTTTACACTGGGATGTCGTATTTTTCAGAGCATATTAATAAAAACAAGGTCAAGTGTAAAAACTGGTGGGTTGCACGTTATTACAAAGGCTATAACCGCATGGCGTTTAAGGCAACGCCGAACAAATCTTACAAGCCTGCAAGCGTAACCGACCTCATGGCATGGCAGTATACCAGCTCTGGCGTATTTCCGACTAAGGTTTCAACCGGCAACGGTGGAAATTTTGATTTAAATATTTTGTATCACGACTTCCCGGCGAAGGCGCAGAAGGAAGAAACAACAAAAAAGGTTAAATACACCGGGGGATTCCCCAAATTGCCACCAAGAGGCTACTATGCGTTTTTAGACGGTATTACAGTGCTAAAAAACGCAAAAGGGGAAATTGAAAAATTGCAGAAGTTTTTAAACTGGGCTATTGGCTCAAAATTAGATACTGACGGCAAATACGGCGAAAAGACGGAAGATGCGGTTAGCATTTTCCAGTCGAAATGTAAATTAAAAATTGACGGCAAATTTGGGGTGAAATCCCTTAAAGCCGCAAAAATGTTTAGAAAGTAATCACGAAGTACTGTGATTTACATATAAAGTCATTTAGGGAAAGAAATCCCTCGAAGAAAAGGAGTAATCAAATGGCATTAACAAGGGCTTTTTTAAAGAGCATGACACTTACAGACGAACAGGTTTCCGCGATTATCGAAGAACACTCTGCAACCGTTACGGGTCTCAAGAGTGAGATTAGTAAATACAAAGAAGATGCGGAGAAAGTCTTAGACCTCCAGAAGAAATTGGAGGACTACGAAAAAGATGATTGGAAAGGCAAGTATGAAAAAGAACACGCAGGTTTTGAGAACTACAAAGCCGAACAGGACAAGAAAGCGTCCTACAGCGCGAAAGAAGCCGCGTATAAGAAGATGCTTGAGGAGTCCGGCGTGTCCAGTAAAGTAATTAACCTTGCATTAAAAGCATCAAAAGAGACTATTGATAATTTAAAAATCGGAACTGACGGCAAATTTGAGAATGCAGCAGAAGTAGAAAAAGGCATCAAAGAAGCGTATGCCGATTATATTACAACTGAAAAAACTCAGGGCGCTAATGTATCAAATCCACCGGGAGGAGAACCGGGGAAAATGACCAAGAAAGAAATCATGGAAATTAAAGATGCAGGCGAACGTCAGAAAGCGATTGCGGAAAATCACGAACTTTTTGGATTTTGAAAGGAGTAAACAATGCCAGGAGTAACTACTAGCACTGTATTAAATACAGATAGCACCCTCAAAGCGAGAGAAATTGATTTTGTAACAAGATTTGAAAAAAACTGGGATGCATTAAGAACCATCTTGGGAATCGTTAGACCTATTAGAAAAGAGCCGGGCACTAGCTTAGTAACCTACGAAGCGCAGATGGAAGATGAAGCTTTACAGGGCGGCGCAAGTGTGGGCGAGGGAGAGGCAATCCCTTTTACGCAGTTTAAAGTTGTGGAAAGTAAGAGAGAAGATATTGTCGTAGAAAAATACGCTAAATCTTTAACTCTTGAGTCTGTGGCAAAATGGGGCGCAACCGTTGCGATTGAAAAAACAGATGATGCCTTTATGGTTGAGCTGCAGAACAAGGTTTTAAAGGATTTTTACACATTTTTAAAAACCGGAACATTAAAAGGAACACAGAAGAAATGGCAGAAAGCACTTGCAATCGCAAAAGGTGCTGTACTTAATAAATTCGCAGGAATGAACAGAAATGTAACCGAAGTCGTAGGATTTGCAAACGTAATGGATTTTTACGACTGGTTAGGTGATAAAGAGATTACTGTGCAGACAATGTTTGGTTTACAGTATATCAAAAATTTCTTCGGTTTCTCCACGCTGTTCCTTCTCCCTGACGACTATATTCCGGCAAAAACCGTCATTGCAACACCGGTGGAAAATATTGATCTATATTATATTGATCCCGGCGACAGCGATTTTAAAAAACTTGGGCTTGACTACACGACATCTGGCGAAACAAATCTGATTGGATTTCACGCAGGCGGCAACTATACAAACGCCACAGGCGAAACATACGCCATTATGGGCATGAAACTGTGGGCAGAATACCTTGACGGTGTTTGTGTAGTTACCGTTGGAACTACAGAAACTATCCCGGAAGTATCAAGTTTAAGCGGAAAATAAAAGGGGTTGATTGAGTGCTTTATGAAATCATGAATCACATTCACAATTTCTTCCCGGTCAAGGGGGCGGCGATCACAGGAAAAATAACAATCGGGGAATGGATTTTTGACACGCATATAGATGCAACGGCAGACACCAAAGACCTACGTTATTTTGACACTGCGATTCGCCTCCCACTACAGGACGGGCAGTATTATTTGATAAGCGGCTCTATTTTTAATGACGGGGTTTATCAGTATCACAAAGGCGATACTGCCCCGTTACAGGAGGAGACATTTGACGGTGTAGTGGTTCCACTGGCTATCCCTAAACCGTTTTTGTCACTGGTGGACGAAATCAGCGAGTGGCAAGCGAAAAACGGCAATTTAGGAGCGTATCAGTCGGAGTCATTTGGCGGCTATTCGTACAGCAGAGCAACAAATAGCAAGGGCGAGACCTACACATGGCAAGATGCCTTTAGGGCGCGCCTAAACCCATGGAGGAAAATGGCATGAGTTTAATCAATGAATTTTTACAGGATTGTATACTCATGGATAAAAAGCGCACTTCTGACGGCGAGGGTGGATTTATCACCGAATGGGTCGAGGGCGCTAAAATACAGGCGGCAATAGTCCGAGATACCTCCATGTCTGCCAGAGTGGCAGAAAAAGAGGGTGTAACAGCAACATATACAATCACTACAGCTAAAACAGTAAAGCTGAGCTATCATGATGTATTAAAAACAAAAGACGGAAAAATTTTTAGAGTTACATCAAATGCAGGAGAAAAAGAAACCCCTGTATCGTCCAATTTAGACATAGCACAGGTCATGGCGGAAAAGTGGGAGTTAACGTCATGACCCCAACGGCGGCACTGTATCAATTCTGGTCATCCTTCGGCATAACTGCATATCCGTCTAACAGGGTGCCGGAGGACGCCACTTTCCCTTTTATCACATATGAGCCGATTATAGCAAACTGGTGGACAGGCGCGGCCGCCGCCAGCACTGTAAACGTATGGTACCACACAGAATCAGAGGCAATTCCGAACAAAAAGGTAAAAGAAATCAGCGACAAATTACAAGGGGGAACCACGGTCAAGTGCGATGATGGAATCATTTTTTTATCACAGGACCAACCGTGGACTCCTTTGGTCGATGAAGCCGACTCGTCAATAGTACGCAGATACACAGTAATAACTATGCAATTTATAACTATTTAACGAGGTGAGCAAATGAAGTATACACAGGTACCTTCTGACCTTTTCAAAAAAATACAGATTAATGCCGGTATTATTGTATCAGCTTTTGAGCCAGAAACGGGCGCCATAACAGCAACTAACATCCTCATGGCAACCAGCGGCGGTTGTAGTTTTAGCGCAGAGCCGTCCTTTACGGATTTCGGGGAAGATATTGACAACGTACCAAAAAACACGATGGAACTCAAGGAAATTGAATCTATTGAAGTAAAATTATCAGGTACAGCCGTTACTATGGATACCACACAGGCTAAAAGCTTTATGGCGGCGGCAGACGTAGCAGGAAACAAAGTAACACCAAGGGCAGATTTAAAAGCAGAAGATTTTAAGGATATTTGGTGGATCGGTGACTATTCGGACGAAAATTCCGGGGATTCCGCCGGATTTATCGCGATTAAAATTATGAATGCCCTCTCAACGGGCGGATTTAAGATTAAATCAGATGATAAATCCAAAGGAAATTTTGATTTTGAATACACAGGGCACTACAGCATTAAGAACGCAGAGACAGTACCTTACGAGGTCTATATCAAAACAGGCGAAGCGGCGTAGGAGGTAAAGCATGAGATTATCAGAATTAACAGCAGAACAGGGCTTAGAAGCGATTGCGAATTCTCTTGAACATATCGGAAACATTGCAGACGATGATGACGCGCTTAAGCTGTGCCAGGAACTTGTGCCGCGGGAAGGTGAGAAATACATCAAAGTCTTTGCCAGGGGCGCTAAAACAGCCCCTAGACTGTTAAAAACACACAAAGATGACGTAATTGGAATCTTAGCGGCGTTTGAATTACAGACAGTTGAGGAATACAAGAAAAAGCACAAATTAATGGATGTTATCAAGGGTATGGTTGACCTTGTCAACGAACCGGAGGTACGTCAGCTTTTTTTCTCAGCGCCAACAGGCGCAACAGAAGAACCCTCTGGCGATGCGCAGGAGAATACAGAGGAAAAAGCGTAAAAGGCTTCCTGCTGTATGTCAAAGCTAAGATTTTAGACGATACAGAGGAATTAATTTACAAGCGATACATGGCCGATGGGCTGAAATATGTAACCGAAAGCATTTCGCAGGCGTTCGGTGGGAAATATCTCTATGTATCATTTTTTGATTTGATTAATAGCGATAAAAAGCAAACAGCAACAAAGACTGGCGAAGAAATAGCCGCGGACGTCATTAAAAAAGCCGGATTGGTGGTGGAATAATTTGAATGTAATGGAATTGTTTGTCACTCTGGCAATCAAAGACACCGCATATAAGCAGGGGTTGAAAGACGCAGAAGGTAACGCCAGCTCGTCCACATCAAAAATCGGCGGGGCATTTAAAACAGTCGGGAAGGCGGCTAAAACAGCCATGGCGGCTGGTTCTGCCGCCGCCGCTGCATTTACAAAAACGTCAATAGATTCCGGAATGAATTTTGATACTGCGATGTCTCAGGTAGCAGCTACCATGGGAACAACCGTAGATAAGATAGGGAATGTTGAAGCCAAGGCTGAGGAAATGGGGCGCACTACAAAGTACACCGCGACGGAAGCAGCGGAAGGCATGAACATTCTTGCCCAAGCCGGCTTGTCAGCGGATGAGCAGATTAGTGGCATCGGAACGGTACTTAACCTTGCTTCTGCCGGTGCTATGAGTCTGGAAGAATCGGCATCGTATACCGCCGGAGCTGTAAAGGGCTTTGGCGACTCGATGGGCAACGCATCTTATTATGCTGATTTAATGGCAAAGGGTGCTACTCTTGCTAATACGAACGTAAGAGGTCTTGGAGAAGCTTTCTCTGGTTCTGCTGCCACAGCGAAAAACTACGGCCAAGCGGCGGACAGTGTCACGCTTTCCTTGCTCCGCTTAGCAGAGCAGAACGTGACAGGCTCCGAGGCATCTACAGCGTTAAATAGGGCAATGGCAGATTTATATACTCCGACTGATGATGCATCAAAAGCATTAAACCAGTTAGGAGTATCTGTCTACGAAGCCAACGGAGATGCAAAGGACTTTAACGACCTCGTAGACGAGCTGAATGGCTCTTTACAGGGTATGACAGCGGAACAAAAAAACAACGCTCTTGCTACGATTTTTACAACGCAAGGTTTGCAGGCATTTAACAAAATGACCGCATCAAGTGATGCGACTGTGCAAAAATTTTGGAAAGGAATACAGGATTCTTCCGGCTCCGCGGCACAGCAGGCGGCTACACAGCTAGACAATCTAAAAGGTGACATAACCTTACTATCTAGTGCTACAGAGGGCTTAGAACTGGGTTTTTACAATACTTTTTCAGGCGCTATCCGTGGTGCCATCAAAGGTATAACAAGCGAGGTTAGTGGATTAGCTGAGGCGATGGAATCCGGCGGCATAAGCGGCGCTTTTTCCAAACTGGCGCAAGATGCGATTAATTTTAGTGGTCAGTTGCCGGGGCTGATAAAAATCGGCGGCAACCTCATAAACGGTTTAATTTCGAGTGTTACTCAAAATTCTGGCAGTATTACAACTGCTGTCGGCCAACTGTTAAATAATCTCGCCTCTACGATTTCCGTAGGACTAAATGTATTTACTTCGGTCGGAGTTAATTTGCTGACGACTATTGCCAGCGGCATGACTCAGGGCATCCCAACCTTTTTAGGACAGGCGTTGCCGATGTTGACGCAATTTACGGAATCACTGAGAAGCAATGCAGGAAAACTAATAAATGCAGGTTTGGCTCTTATCCAAAATATCGCGCAAGGGTTGATTAACTCTATCCCTGTATTGATTGCATATGTACCTACGATCATAACAAATTTAGCCGGTATCATTAACGATAACGCGCCAAAAATCCTTGCGACAGGAGTAACGATCATAACAAATTTAGCGATTGGCCTAGTTCGTGCGATTCCGTTGTTAATTGCTAATTTGCCTAAAATTATCACAGCCATTGTAAGTATATTTACAGCGTTCAACTGGTTTTCGCTTGGTAAAAACATTGTTACTGGCATAATAAAAGGGGTCAAAAATCTCCCATCGCTCTTAAAGACTGCTGCTAAAAATGCCGTAAACGGATTCAAAGGGGCGTTTAAGGGCAACGGCATTTTATCCGCTGTTAAAGGGGCGTTTACTAAGATACCGTCAGCTGTAAAGAGCATCTTTACTAAGGCAGTATCCCTTGTAAAAAGCTTCCCTGGACGGTTTAAGAATGCCTTAAAGTTTAGCTGGTCTCTTCCGCACCTAAACCTACCGCACCTGAGTGTTTCCGGCGGAAAAGCTCCGTTCGGTATTGGCGGAAAGGGCTCACTACCATCATTCCACATTAGCTGGTATAAAAAGGCTATGGAAAGCCCGTATGTATTTTCTGACGCCACATTGTTTGGAGCAGGAGAAGCAGGAGACGAGATGCTGTACGGTCGTAGTAGGTTAATGAGCGATATCAAAGAGGCAACACAGGGAACGAAAAATGATGTAACTATTAATGTAACTGTAAACGGTGCAGATAACCCAGAAGAATGGGGAAGAAGGATGGCAAGTGAGCTTAGAAGGCAGGTGAAAATGGCATAATGGCAAAGAAAAATAAAAAATCTGCTGCTCCCAGTGGTCTGTCTATATCGAGAGACAATCTGAAATTTACAATATCTTGGAAAATACCGGCGAAAAAATATGAGGATGGACAGTGGCTGTGGTATCGTCTACATACAAAAAACGCCGGTGCATCCAAATGGGATTGGACAAAGTGGAAGAAAATAGATGTGGGAAAATCAGCAACCAAAAAAACAGTAGCACTTGATGCAAAAAATTATTATCCTGTCTCATCAAAATTATTAAATGCGATAGAGTTTAAGGTAAAGGGCAAAACAAAAAGTGATAAAAAGCATACCTATACAGCCGCACATTCCACAAAGACATTTACCATTTATGCACCAAATGCCCCTTCCGTTTCTTATTCTCTTGATGATACTGGCGCAAATAAAGGTGCCTTTACTTGGAGCACATCATACGAGGCGAATGATGCGAGACATTTCGCAAAAACACAGGTACAGACTGCATTAATGGCAAACTATAAGGGCGCCATTGCGAACGCTCGCTTTGCCAATTCGGCTTATACAGGGGCTTCTGGTACATGGGAAATAACAGAGGATGGTTCCCCAACACAGAGTATGACATTCTGCCGCATTGTAAGGGTAAAGTCGAGAGGATGTGCCGGAGATTCCGGTTGGGGTTATGCGTACCATTATTACAGCATCCCGGAACGTCCAAACATACAGAACACAGGGAGCAAAGAGATAGGTTCCTCTAGCCGGTATGTATGGGCAAACTGGGTGCAGGCATCGCCACAAGACCGCCCTGTGGATTCCATGGAGCTACAATATGCCATAGACACGCCGGAAAGCGGAGAGAGGTATACCGGCACCTCATGGAGCACAGGAGTAACCGTTGCATACCATGACTACACGGTATCGGCAGATTTTAATACAGACGACGGCATAGCGGAAGACCAGATTATGTGGACAAGGGTGCAAAGTACGCACGATAAAAAATATGCGTATTCTGAGCCACGAGTAGCGGCACGAGGAGCCCTAAAATCCCCGTCATTTGATACGGTATCAGCGACAGGAACAACACTGACAATTAACAGCATTGAGCGCAACACGGAAGTGCCTGACGCTAAAACAGCCGTCTGGATGAAAATAGACAATGAAGAAAAAGGTATTATTGCAATCACCGACAAAGAGGGGACGATCACGGTTACGTGTCCGGACGTTTCCGGCGGCGCTGAATACCAGATTGCCCTCAAGAATTTTACCGGAACTTCTACGCCTCAGAATGGAGCGCCTGGCATTACCTACAAACTTAGCCCCCTCATGCAGTCAGGGTGGATTTACTCAGAGACAAGAAAAATTGCGGTTCCGCCGAAAAATATAACTGCAATGGCGGTAGCATCTGATACCGTAGAATTAACGTGGGATTGGTCATGGAAAAACGCAGATGCGGCTACTATATCATGGGCAGACCATGAGGACGCATGGATTAGTACGGACGCCCCAACTACTTATGACGTGGAGGACAGGGAGACCACATGGCATATCGGGTCCCTGGAATCGGCAAAAACATATTATTTCCGCGTAAGATTGCGGGATACGTCCGGGGATGAGGAAGTGTTATCTCCTTGGTCTGATACGGTTTCCGTATCGCTGAGCGAGACCCCAACGACTCCTACGCTTGCAACGACAGAAAATTATCTTGCCATGGACGACACAGTTATTTGCAGTGTCGGTTACACCGGAAACAGCAAAGCGAGCATAAAAATAGCAGAAGCGGTTAACGATGAGCCGGTTAAAGGCAAAGATGGAAACGTCGTTGTTTTAATGATGTCTTCCGGCATGGAGACATTATCGGAAACTATTGAAAACATTAATAAAATCTATACTGCAAGTGGTCTTTTGAGCAATCTGTGGAATGTAGGAGAAATCCATTATTTAAAAGCAATGGTTACAGCACAGGGAGGTAAAGAGGGGGCATGGTCAGATTCTGTGGCTGTCGAAATTGTTGCAAAACCTGCAATAGACAGCGTTTCAACAAATCTTGTTTCGGAAGCAACTACATATAATTCTGGCGATGTTACCACAGAAGCAAGTGACCAGACAGTACCAGAATCATCGGAAGGCACAACAAACTACTTAGAGCAGCTACCACTAACAATAGCCCCTTCCTTCGGGGATTCTGCTGGCACAGCAAAAGTAATGGTTGTCAGAGACGAGGATTATTATATTCTGCGCCCGGACGGATTAAAGGAACAGCATTTTGCCGGCGAAATTATTGCCAGTTTTACCGGTAGTGAAACAGATAACTACAGTATTGCCTTGGGCGACCTGATCGGGCAGATGGATGACGGTGCAAGGTACAGTATACAGATTGCATTTACAGATATTTATGACCATGTGGCAGAAAAAAAGATACCGTTTGTTGTGCGGTGGAAACATCAGCCGGAAGTGCCAACGGCCACTGTAAATACGATTGCAGACAATAAAACAGCAAGTATTGTTGTTACTAAACCAACTACATATGCTGATGGGGATACGTTTGATTTGTACCGGATGAGCGTAGACAGAGCAGAATTGATTCTGGGGAACGGAATCTATGGCCAGAAATATGTTGACCCATACCCTGCGCTAAACGAATACGGAGGCATATTGGTTGTAAATAAAACCGCCAACGGCGACTATATAACAGTAGATAGCTCGTTTGCATGGTTATACAACGAATTTTCGATAGCCCACGAAAAGGCAATCATTGATTTTGACAGTGAATCTATCGAAATCCAGTATAACCTTGATTTAGATAACTCATGGGATAAAGATTTTGAGAGGACAGTATACCTTGGTGGCTCTGTGCAAGGCGACTGGAACCCTGCAGTCACTCGTGATTTAAAAATTGATGCGGTAAGTATCTCACTAACAGAACCAACGATGATTGAGCAAATGAGACGCCTCGCAACGTATCCCGGAATATGTCACGTTAGGACGCCGGACGGTTCGTCTTTTTCCTGCGATATACAGGTATCAGAGAAAAAAGACCACGATAATAAAATGAGGGCAGATTTCTCACTAACGATTAAAAAAGTGGATTCGGAAGAACTGGACGCTGTGACGGAAGAGCAGTGGAGCGCAGAACATCCTAACGAGGTGATGTGATGGATTGGAGCAAAGGATTTTCAGCAAGATATATTTTGACAACGGTTGACCCCAAGACGTGGACAGATCAGCAAGAATTTGAATTTACTGAGGGCAGTATTGACCGGGACAGCACGTCAGATTTAAGGGAATCTGCCTCTGTCACAATGACGGAAAAGATAGCAGACAATGAGTGTTGGGTCCGCATTTACCTGCAAGCCAGACAAGGAGGGTCAGGAGTAAAAGTAGCACTGTTTACTGGCTTGACCGCCTTCCCGGAAAGAAAGCTTGATGGTGTTAGGGAAAACTACAATATTGACTGTTATTCTGTCCTTAAGCCAGCAGACGATGTGATCTTACCGCGTGGCTATTATGTACCAGCCGGTAGCGGAGCAAAACAGATTAAAAATCTGCTCAATGATTGCATCCCTGCCCCCGTGTATGTCGAGGGAACATCGCCGATAACTACAGATAACATCGTTGCGGAAGACGGGGAAACAAGGCTCACGATGGCACTGCATATTTTAGATGCTATTGGTTGGCGGATGCGAATACTTGGCGATGGAAGTATTGTTATCTGCGCAAATGATAATAATAGCAGTCTTACGGTGGGAATTAACGCAAATGACATCGTGGAGTGTGACGTAACAGACACATTTAATTGGTATGACACACCAAACTGTTTTATGGCAATACATGACGATTACGGAGCAGCCATCGCGCGGGATGATAGTCCGGATAGTTATCTATCAACCGTCAGCCGGGGCAGGGAAGTGTGGAAATCAGAAACAGGTGTTGAATTGTCCTCTGGGGAAAACATAGCGGCTTACGCCGTTAGAAAACTAAAAGAATTGCAGAACCCTGCCAGAACGATACAGTACAGCCGGCGGTTTTTTGAGGATGTACTTTTGGGTGACGTGGTCTTTTTGAATTATCCACGGCATAACCTTACCGGAAAATTTAGAATAACATCACAATCACTCTCTCTAGAACATGGTTGCCGCACGAAAGAAGGGGTAGAAAGTATTGAATGAATTTGTAAAAGAAATCGCCTCGGCGATGAAAGAAAGCAAGACAAAAGCATATGATACGGTTGCAAAAGTCCTCCGAATTGACGAAAAAACGGCATATGTCCACATTGACGGTGGAGCAGACGAAACCCCCGCACAGATGGCGATTAATTGTAAGACAGGTGACACAGTAAAAATTCGTGTCAGTGGCGGGAAAGCGTGGATTACCGGAAACATTACGGCACCACCAACAGACGACTCTGCCGCAGAAGTAGCACAAAGAGCAGTAAATGCGGTAGCGAAGTCCTACGGTGAATTTGTAGGCTTAACAGCTGAAAATTTTAAGGCAGTTAATGCTGATATCGAAAACCTAAATACCAAAAAACTTGATGCGGAAAGCGCAAACATAAAATTTGCAAATATTGATTTTTCCAACATCGGCAAGGCCGCAATGGAATATTTCTACGCCCAGTCCGGTTTGATTAAAGATGTTGTTGTTGGCGATCAAAAAATCACCGGGCACCTTATCGGTGTAACCATTAGCGGAGACCTTATTGAGGGTAATACGGTTAAGGCCGAGAAACTTGTAGTGTTAGGCGAAGATGGTCTGTACTACAAACTAAATGTAAATGCGCTTGGCGAAGCAGTGGCTTCGTCTGACGTAAAGTATCAAAATGGATTAGATGGCTCTGTAATAATTGCCAAATCAGTTACCGCAGAAAAAGTGTCTGTTAAAGATTTAGTGGCATTTGGCGCAACTATTGGTGGGTTAAATATCACAGACGGCTCGTTATATTCCGGAGTAAAAGACTCTATCAATAACACCACACAGGGATTTTATGTGGATAAAAGCGGCCAGTTATATTTAGGAGATGCAGAAAACTTTTTAAGATACTACAAAGCGAAAGACGGGACTTACAAGCTTGCAATATCTGCCAAAAGTGTTACATTTGGTTCTAATCAAAATTTGGAAGAAGCATGGGAAGAAACAAAAACATCTATCGAATCTAAAATTGAGACAGTTGACGTTGAATATTATCTTTCCACGTCTGCCACATCACTTTCCGGGGGCTCGTGGTCTACCACAGCGCCCACATGGACCAACGGCAAATACATGTGGATGAGAACTAAAATTACGGATGGCGCGGGTAATGTAACATATTCACCGGATAAAAACGGTACCTGTATTACTGGCGCAACTGGTGCTACTGGCTCATCTGGAAAAGGCATAGCATCAATCGTTGAAGAATACTACCAATCCACATCTGCCACAACGTTGTCTGGGGGCTCGTGGTCTACTACACCGCCTACATGGGTTGACGGTAAATACATCTGGACAAGGTCGGTTATCACCTATACCGACAATACGGTAAAAAGGACAGAAGGTATCTGCGCTACAGGGCAAAAAGGAGACACTGGTCCACAGGGTGTTAAAGGTGATAAGGGTGCAACAGGCGCTCAAGGTCCTCAAGGAGCCCAAGGAGAAAAGGGCGAAAAAGGTGACAAAGGTGATACTGGTCCTAGAGGCTTACAAGGCTTACAAGGTGAGAAAGGCGAGCAGGGAATACAAGGACCAAGAGGAGCTACCGGTGCTTCGGGAGCGACATCTTACTTTCACATCAAGTATTCATCGGTCGCTAACCCTACTTCCAGTTCTCAGCTAACCGAGACACCAAGCACCTATATAGGTACATACGTTGATTTTACACCAGATGATTCTACGGACCCTAAAAAATATACTTGGAGTCGGTTCGTAGGTGCGCAGGGTCCGAAAGGAGAACAGGGTATTCCAGGTATTGGAGTTGACGGTAAGACTAGTTATTTACACATAGCGTATGCAAATAGTTCTGATGGTAAAACCGGTTTCAGTGTTGGCGACAGTGCAAATAAGATGTTTATCGGACAATATACTGATTTTTCACCAAATGATTCTACAGACCCGTCAAAATACAAGTGGACGTTGATAAAGGGTGCAACTGGACCGCAAGGCGACACTGGTCCACGGGGTCCACAAGGAATACAAGGAGCGGACGGAAGAAATGCAATGTATATTACTGTATCTGGAACTAACTATGATACGTTAGCAGACCTTAGCTCAACCGTGTCATATATTATTATAAACGGAACAAAATATTCTTTTTCTCTAGGAAGAGGTCATACATTAGCTGTTATAAATCCATCTAATAGCACCGTAGAAAGCATAAAAAGCTATGACACATACAAACTAAGCAACCTATTAGAAGAACCATTAAATGCAGTCAAAACTGGAAAGATTATATGTTTGTTTACTGCCGATGCAAGTGGACTAAGTTCAGGCACAAGAAAAATATTATTAGAATGCGGTTCTGCAATGACTAATACATGGAATGGTATTAGAGCCACTCATGTATTTATCGGTATGAAAGGTTTAGCAAAAGGAAACGCGTATGAAGCTTTTGCCCTTGGAAAATCTGGAACACGGGTGATAACCGCTTATTATACAAGCTCAGGAATAGTACTTAACGGACAGATTGGCGCAACTGGACCACAGGGGCCACAAGGAGAAAAAGGTGAAGATGGATTAAATGGCACCAATTTATGGATAAATCCATTATTTGACGCTGATAAACCACAGATAACAACGCTTGTAGATGGAGTTACCGCACCAAATGGATCCAAAGTAAATATAATAAAAACCACAGATAATTTTAATAATTCAACTGGCTTTCCAGTATTCCCAGATCATACATATACAATTTACGTAGATAGAAAGCGTATATCTGGAGACTTGGAATTACACGCTAGTATTTGGTACTTGGAAATGTCTTCCGGTCACTCATGGGATTCGTATAACATCAGTCCACGTTATACGTCGGCTATATCCGATGGCTGGGAAAAAGCAGTGTATGATGTTACTGTTCCCGAAGGTAAACGTAAGGGATGTGTATATTTTCAGATAGATCGAAATAATGACGGAAGAACAAAATGGTATGTTGCCAACATTAGCTGTATAGATGTGACAGCTGTAAATGAAGCTAAGCAAGAAGCCGCCAAAACCGCAACCAACTTTATGAAATATGAAGACGGAACAGGATTAATAGTCGGCGATATGCGTGGAGATACCCTAGGTCAAAATACATTATTGGACAGTAGCGGAATGGCTGTGCGAAAAGGTAATGATGAGATTGTACGGTTTGGTACAGCGCCTATCGTGATTACCAACACGGACGGCGATAAAACTTATGACGGTTCCGGTTCTGTCATGCAATCCGACCGCAACATCATTGTTTCTACGCAACAAACAAATGACCCGAACGATGTTCACAAAGGTGGAAAAGCAGCTCTGGAATTGTATTATGATAAAACCAAAGATGTCACAGGACTTTCTTTGACCGTCAAAAACGGGTCAACATATACTGACCTATATGAGAGTGTAGGAAAAGGGTTATATGTTGATAACGATTATACGATATTAAATGGTGATAAACTTGATATTTACGCCTACAACCGTATACTCGTGGATGGCGGCGAATATATGGAACTTGTGGCTAATACCATAAAAATTATATCTAAAAATGCAAAATGTGAATTAGGTGTAAATAACATTTTGTGGGATGCCAATGGCGTAGGATACTGGATGAACAGTAGTCATAAATTTACACTCGATCAACCGATATCGGAACAGTTAACCGGTGCGGTATTTGTCTGGAGTCACTATGATACTAACAAACATTCTGTTGATAATTGGTGGTGGTCATCGTTCTTCGTACCTAAACAGCACGTTGCCTGGCGACCGGGAGATGGTATGTTAATGTGTAACCCATATTACGGATTAAACAAATATATATATATAGGTGATACATTTATACAGGGTGCTGACGTAAATCAGTCCAACAACGCTCAAAATGGAATAGGCGTTAATAATCAAGGTTTTGTATTAAGATATGTGTTAGGAGTGTAATTATGGAAGAATATTATATTGGATACACATTTGACGGTTTATACCCTCCAAAAGCTGCACAGTGGTGTAACGAAAACGGTACATGTCATATAGAGGCAAATGAAGAAGGAAAGTATGAAATCGTTGAAAATGTTGACCGAGAAGAACCGGAACACTTATTTAACGATAATACACCATCTATACCAGAACTGAATAAAAAAATAGAAGAGCTTACGAAACAAAACGAGATGCTCACAGATTGCTTGCTGGAGCTGTCTGATACAATTTATGCGTAGGGAGGCGAACATATGATAGCGCAGTTATATGCCAAGAGAATCATTGACGGTAAAAAGACTTTTGACGAGGTGCCAAGGTTATTAAAAATCGAAGTCAAAAAAATACTGATTGAGTCCGGGCACGAGAAACTTGTGGCTGAGCGAAACACGAGGTGAAGCAGTGAGAATAGTAGCAAATAAAAATAAGACCAGCAAGAAGAAATATCCGTGGAGAATCATATTGGATAACGGGCGAAAAATCCCGGTACCAAGCCAGTATAATTTTAAATCCCCATTTATTCGCACGCACGGCTGTAGTCTGGTAGCTTTTTATATGGCGTTGCGCTACAAAGGCATTAAAAAAAATATGCAGCAGTGTTTACAGTACGCCAGAAGAAAATTAAAATGTGGCGCCAAATATCCGTTGACAGAAATCGTAAAGGGAATCAACCAGATCTGCCCTGGAAAGCCGGCAGTCTATCACAAAATTATGAGCAATGACAAAATCGAATCACACTTGAAAAAGGGACACATGATTTTGTTTGAAGAAGGTTCACCTATTCACACAGTCATTTTGCTCAAAGACAGCAAGACGGGCAGGGTATGGAGATTCTCGGACGGGAAAAAGAACGTAACAACAGTCGAAAAAGAGAACAAAAGAAGATGTAAAAATGAAAAGTACAGAGGAATAGTAATTGTGAAATAGGAGGAATGGAGATGAGTGATATTATGTTGCCCTTAATGACGTGTATTTTTGTAGTTTTTGACTTGGCTAGTGGCGGAGTAGCTGCCTGCGCTAACCATGAGTGGAAATCCTCAGAAATGAGGAAAGGATTGTACCATAAATTTGGTTCTATTATGCTTGTGGTTCTTGCGTATCTTATTGACTACGCCCAGAAATATGTAGACTTAGGATTTCAGGTGCCTATTGCCGCAGGCGTGTGCGTCTACATCATTCTGATGGAGCTTGGTTCCATCGTGGAAAACATCGGCAAAATCAACCCAGATTTATTGCCAGACAAAGTTAGAGCAATTTTGGGACTGGACAAAATGAAATAAATTTACGTAATTTTTGCGTGTTTGAGGTGATGCAGTGAACAGAAGTTTGATAAAAAAACTCTGGAGATTAGGCGATAAACAATTTATTGATTACGCCTTGTCATGCGCCCGTTTAACTTTGCGGGAGCGTGAAACTGTACAGTACTTGCTTTTTGACGGATTAACGCAGGAGCAAGCCGCCGAGAAAATGAATATAAGCACGAGAGGATTACAGGGGCTGTGGAGCTGCGCCGTGGAAAAAATTTTATTAGTTCCCGGCACGATCCCATACATAGACAGCCTTTAAGAAAACTAAAGATGATTTAAAAATTATGCGAGAAATAAGCGCGTTGCCTTCGTGGTGACACGCTTATTTTTTTGAGATAATAAAACTATAAGGAGGGCGAAAAAGATGTATCAATATTGGAATCCTAATCCAGCGGCGGCAAAAGTGGGGGATTGCACCGTGCGCGCTATCTCAAAGGCTATGGGTCAGACGTGGGAAGAAACATATATGCAGCTTGCACTGTACGGTTTGATATTGTCAGATATGCCCTCGGCTAACGCAGTATGGGGCGCATACCTCAAAGACAATGGATTTAGCCGTTATATAATCCCAGACGAATACATGACCTGTACCGTCTCGGAATTTGCAAACAACCACCCAGAAGGGAGTTATATTTTAGCATTGTCAGGACACGTTATAGCGGTAATTGATGGCAATTACTACGATACGTGGGACAGTGGAGCAATGACACCAATATATTACTGGAGGGAAGGAGGAAAATAAATGTTCGGTTATCCACAATATCCACAACAGTATCCACAGTACGCACAATATCCACAGCCGGATTATCTCGACCAGTTAAATCGACTAAAACAACAGCAAGCACCACCCCAACAGATGCAACAACAATCTAATCCCGATGAGCGGATTTGGGTACAGGGGCAGGGCGCGGCGGAGGCGTATTTAGTAGCACCAAATTCTTTTGTCCGTTTGTGGGACAGCCAGGCACCAATTTTTTACGAAAAAAGAGCAGACCAGACGGGCAGACCGTTTTTAGAGGTGTTTGAGTATAAGCGTAAGGGCTCGGATTCGCCCACAGCGGAGCTTTCACAATCTAGCCAACCAATCAACTACGAGGAACGCTTAAAAGCCTTAGAGAGGCAAATGGAGACATTAAGAAGGAGGGTATTGAATGAATCTCAATCCAATGCAGATGATACAGCAGTTTCAACAGTTCAGGCAGCAGTTTCAAGGGGACCCGAAGCAGGAAGTGCAAAACCTACTAAATAGCGGGCAAATGAGCCAGCAACAGTATAACCAGTTACAAGGGATGGCGACACAGTTTCAAAACCTTTTAAAGGGTTTTAAATAAATAAAAAGGAGTGATTTCATGGGATTAACAACAGACGGAATGAGCCCGGCAGATTTGGCGGCAGTCACAGGCAACAACAACGGCGCATTTGGCGAGGGTAACGGTGCTTGGTGGATTATCATTCTTTTCCTCTTTATCTTCTGTGGATGGGGAAACGGAAATGGATGGAATAATGGTGGCGGAGGAGTGGCAGATAACTATGTATTAGCTTCTGATTTCGCAACCTTACAGCGCCAGATTGATAGCGGCATTTCCTCCCTTGAGCGCAAGAGCGACACCATCAATAGCGGTATTTGTGACGGATTTTATGCGGTGAATACCTCTCTTCTCAACGGATTTGCAGGAACAAATAGCACAATCCAGCAGAACGGGTACGATACACGAAACGCAATCCAGCAGGGACAGATCGCAGATATGCAGAGTTTCAACGCTTTGCAGGCGCAGTTAGCACAGTGCTGTTGTGATAACAAACAGGCTATCGCGGGCGTTAACTACAATATGGCGATAAATACCAATGCAATTCAGCAGGAAGTTACAAACGGCTTTTGCCAGACAAACTTTAACAATGCAAACAACACAAGAGACATCATTGACAACCAGAATAACAACGCTAGAGCCATTCTAGATGCCCTCACGGCGCAGAGAATCGAAGCTAAGGACGCTAAGATTGCCGAGCAAAATCAGCAGTTATTTGCGGCACAGTTAGCGGCTTCTCAGGCATCACAGAACGAAACCTTAAAGGCGTATATGCAGGGACAGTTTACTTACTACAACCCTAGACCGGTGCCGGCTTTTCCAGTTTCTGCACCATATCAGTACGGTAACTGCGGATGCAATACTGGTTGCGGATGCTAAAATTTTATAATTAGCAGCTTCCTGCGTTGACGGGATTGTTCGGCCTGTGCCGATGATGCTTATAGCGGCGGGGCAATCGTTCCGCCGTTTATTATTTAAAAAAGGAGTGATATAACGTGGCAGAATTTACCAATAGTAATATTGTAACCGTAGCGGCGGGGCAGAATTTACCGCTTACAGAGACAGCCGTAAAGTGCGGCAACTGTATTGCACACCGGGAGGGGGCAGGAATTGTGACCCTTAGAGGACTTACAAACCAGTGCAGGGCACGCTATAAGGTCAGCTTCGGGGCTAATATCGCCATACCTGCCGGTGGAACCGTGACGCCTATTTCTATTGCCCTGGCAATCGCCGGAGAACCATTAAATAGTGCGACAGCAATCGTAACACCTGCGGCGGCAGGCGAATATTTTAATGTATTTACAGCGGCGTTTATTGACGTTCCGCGCGGATGTTGCATAACAATCGCAGTCGAAAATACATCTACGCAGGCAATTAGTATAGCCAATAGCAATTTAATCGCCGAGAGAGTAGCGTAAAGGAGGGCGAAAAATGGAATCATTACACAAATTAAAAAAGATGATGTGCAGAGAGCTGGACGAGATTTCAAACAAAGGCGATATGAGTGCCGGGGATTTGGAGGCAGTCCACAAACTGACAGACACAATTAAAAATATCGACAAGATTATGTATCTGGAAGGTGGTAGCGAATACAGCCGTGGCGGCGACTGGGACACGTCAGGAAGATACAGTCGCGGGCGTTATCCTGACATGGATTACGGCGACTATAGCAATGCCCGTAGAGGTCAGCACTATGTGAGAGGCCATTACTCTTACAACGATGCAAAAATGCAGGTAAAAGAGACCATTAAAGACATGATGCATGACAGTAATCTGTCTAGCACAGATCAGGCGGCTCTAGGCAGGGCGTTAGCAGAATTAGACCGATAAAAGGAAGGGGTGCCGCAATGATTAATATGAGCGAAATTAATGCCGAAATTGCGGCATTAGAGGCAGGAAAAACAACCTACGCCACTTGCGAACGGCTTTCGATTTTATACAATGTACGCAATAATTTGGAGCCAGATAAAGCACCAAACCAACCAACACCAAAAACAGCATATTATTCTTATGCATCCGAGCCGGAATCTGAGTTTAAAGAGGTAGCCCGGAAAGCAGACTTTGAGCACTTGTTACGCGTGCTTGACGAACATATGAAAGCCATAGAAGCAATGTACCCACGAGAATATCGTTCAGTTTTGCGAAAAATAAAAGAGGGCGCTTGAAACGTCCTCTTTCTTTCTGTATAATGTAAGTGTATCTCCTTTATTTTTAATATTTTGTTATACAGTAACTGGTTTTAACCCGGTGGTTACGGCTAGTTACTGCATAACAAAAACTAAAAAAATATAATATCCTCCACAAATTCGTTGGGGGATATTTTTATTTCTTTTACAATACT